CTTATTTATTATTTGAAGATTTAGGAGACTATTTATAAGACTAGGTTTCTTATCAGTGACTAATATTCCAGAGTTACATTTATTGCCTATCATAGTTTCTATTAGATTTCTAAGATAGTGTACCATAGGCTCTTTGCCTTGACAATAACTAGATTCTGTTTTATAGAAAGTTAAACTAAATATTTTTATCAATAAACTGGCTGGCTTTGAATGATGGATTATTAATACAGTTTTCATTTTAAGATAATAATTTTAATATTATTTTGATTTTTAAACTGATTAAGCCTACTAAAATTTCTTTCAAGACTAAGATCTTTATTAGTAACAAATATACTCCTGTCCAAGAAGCAAATTCAAGGCCCTTATTGTTCTTATTCAATCTTTGAAAAAGAGAAGCACAATTTGTTCTTGAATTTACAACTACTATACATTTTCTCATAAGATTTTCTATCTAAAAATTGTTATTTTAACATCATCTGGTCCAAATATTCTTTTTACACTTAGATTTGGTGCTCCTACTATAAGAATATTTTTAATACCTCTAAAATGTAATAAGTTATAAGCTAATTGTGCTATTTGATAATGATTTTTAGCTCCTGCTACTGCTGTTTTTGCATTAATTCCTTTTAAGATAGTCAAACAAGCAAGTAGATGATTTAGTTTAATCATATTTGCTTTGATCTGAGTCTTGGGATATAGTATAACTATATGTTTCATCTTAAATATATTGTTTTGACTTTAGTATTAGAGAAGTGTTGAATCTTTTTAAGACCAACTATTACTCTTAGTATTATTAGATTAATAAACTCAGCTAAATAGTAATGAAAAGAGATAGAACTTCTACTCCAGTGTATAAGTTTATATCCTAATAGATCTTTTCTTTTAACTTTGATTAAGACTATTGTAGGTTTCATATTAGCCATATAAATTTAGTGTCTTTAATGCAGGCTTGGAAATATTTTTGTTCATTGTGAAGATGTTATTGTATAAGAAATGTATAGTGGCCTAGAAAATTTGCTTGCAAATTGTATAGGGAAGGGTCCCTAGATGTTGAAGAGAAGTTAAAAGGAAAAATGAGGACACCATTTCTGATGCCCTCACATGGGTAGCTATGTCTAATCAATTATCATGGGCAATATCACCCCCTGTCATGTTAGTCCTCCCCCTCAATCACTTCTTCATGAGGAGCCATTGCTGCCCATTCTTCTTCTGTGATGGTAGTTGTAGTTTGTACAAATACATCATCATAGTTAGGAGATCCAGCATTTACATTGAAGAATGTTTGCCTGTAAATGGGCAAACCTTCATGAAGATGAACCATTGCTGGTGTACCTTTTTCTTCATTTGCAGGTGTCATCTTAGGAGATTGTACTCTATCTTCCAATTTCCAGAATGGCTCACCTACTTGTTCTCTTACAGATATTCTACACTCTGGGAAATATTTACAGAAGTCAGAGCCAATAGTTAATTTGTACTCATCTAGGACTTCTTTAGCAATAGTGAACCTGTGTCTTCTGGTTTGAAAGGTCAATAATGAACCTCCATTGGACACTAATTGTTTTGATTCAACTCTAATTCTGACAAAATCAGGATTTTGAGAATCTGCAATGTCAATGATGTTTTCAGGATCTGAATCATCAAATGGGATAATAATAACTGAATTTTTCATAATAATAAGAATTTGAATGTTAAAAATGTGTAATATTTCAAATAAAATGAAAGTTTACTTTGTAATTCAAAGTAGTTTGTAACTATAAGTTATAGTTTTAGTAACTAGAATGTTTAGTTTGAGATAGATTTTGAATGCTATCTGTTATTGGATGAGGGAGTAGGTTGGGTTGTGAGCTTTGTTGGCATTGCAAACTTCAAAAATGTGAAGTTCTATTCTCTTCAACTCAGGTAAACTGCTCCAACTCTTCAATTTATAACCCTTAATAGGATTATTCAAACAATTCTCAACAAACTCCCAAGGAAGATTGATATGTTTATAAGCTTTACCATAAACTGGTATCTCTTCAACAACTTCATGTTCTTCCTTAATGATCCTACCTTGTTTATCTTTCATAGGAATTGGACCATTCTTAGTGTTGATAACTCTAGTCAACAATACAGTTTTACATCTAATATCCTTCCTTAGAAGAACACTTCCTTCTAATTCCATAGTCAGGGAGATTTGTGTACCTTTCTTAATCATACTAATGTGAACAAATTATAATGTCTGTCACCAAAATTTGGTATAGGATGTCATGTTTTTTATCTTTGTAAAATTAATAAAAATAATAGTTTGGCACACTTTTTGTAGTAGATTCTCTTTTTTCAACTACAATCATTTTCACTATAGCCAAATCTTATATTTTGGGTCATTTACTACACTTCAATTGTATGCACTATGACCTGCCATTTAAAGTAAATTGTTGCACATAGTTTGTATTAATATATACATCTAAGTGCAACAAAATTACCAATATAAAATGACAAAACAGAGTAAACTTAAAAACTTCAAATAAAGCAATTTAAGACACTTAAAATAATTAAATGAATAAGTTATCCACCTAACTACTAAAAGTGTCTTAAAACAGCTAAAACAGGGCTTATTTAATGTTTTACATCAAATAATACAATCTGATTCTCAGATTTTCTTATTTTTGATTTAAATTATAATACCCAACAACTTTCACTGAGTTATCATCTGTTTGAGATGTATAACACCAATGAAATTTAAATACACTGTAACCATTTTGAGACAACAATCTTATTGCTGAATCTATAAGATCCTCTTGAATGTTCTCATTTGCTTTGGTCTTTGTTGTGTTCTTTGAAGTGATGTTTCTCTTAAAACCTTCTTCAGTTGCAGGTTTACCAGTATCAATCCAAGGTTTGCCTCCTTGTTTTTCAACTTGTTCACCAAATGCTTGTCTCAATTTCTCAACAATAGTTGGATCACTAATGACTTTGTAATATTTCCAACCATTATCTGTCTTCTTAACTACTTCTACCTTTCTTAAGAGAGAGAACCAATTGGCTCTATATTTCACTTTATGTAAATAACAATATCTATCAAAGCTTGAATATACAAACTTCTGATGTGTTCTTAGGAATACTTCAATCTTAGGAATAGCTTGACTGAATGATGTTTGATAAGCACTGTTTAACTCTTTCATAATAAATAAATTTAAATCAATAAATACTACAATTTGGTTACTCACCAATATTTGGATGATGATGTCTTGTTTTTTATATTTTTTATAGTTAAAAATAGGTCATTTGAGCAAATGCCAATGTAGTAGGTTCTCTCTTAATAAAGAGAAGAAAAAAGTAAGACAAAAAAGAAGAGTAATATAATTACTCTCCTAACATATTTTTCTCTTAATTTCTTTCTGCTTTTTGTAATCTTTTTTCTCTCTGTTTTCTCTTTCTTTACTTCTTTTTCTTTATGTTACTTTCTTTTTCTTCTTTTCTTTCTCTTTTATCTCTCTTTTTTCTATTACTTTTTCATCTTTCTTTTTTCTCTTTTTATTGCCATTTTTTGTAGCACTCTAATTATAGGTATATAGAAAAGTTAAAATTTTGTTAAAATTGAAACAAATGAAGATCAAAAATAAGATAATTGAGGACTTGATTACCAACCAAATCCCCAATCATTAATTAAGTCAATAAGTTCAGGTTCCATAGTGAGAATATATTTTAAATTCAATTTAAGGCCCTAAATCTTCAATTTAAGACACTTTTATCTATCAACTGGATAATTTACTCATCTGACAAATAAAAATGCCTTAAAATTGATTTAAACACTATTTTCTATAAAACAATATCAAAAGTCTTAACAATGGACAACTCAAAATGACAACAGTTATCCAAACATAAGGAATATCACCATAAGCTAACAGTGATAATGTCATCACAGCTAAGATAACTGTAATGACAATAAGTTTTAAAATCTTTACCATAACCAATCATCATTAGATTCATTCCAATAAGATCCCCAAGCAACTTCATCAAATTGCTCTTCAGTATCACTGTAAATAGGATAAATAACTTCATTCTCTTCCATAACAAATATCTTTAAGATTACTACCAATGTGTAACAACAGTTGTCTATTATTTATTTAAATGCAATTTAAGGCACCAAATAAGCCATTTAAGACACTTTCACATATTAAGTGGATTACTTTATCAACTTAACAATGAAAGTGCCTTAAAATGTCTCTATTGAAGTCATCTATCTAACTCATCTAACATACCAATGCTAATATGAATCAAATTCTGATAAGATTTAATTTGCTTATTCAAGAACTCAATCTCTTCATTAGCTAATGATAGTTTTGATTTCAATGACTCAATTTCTTTTTCTTGAGAGGCAATTTTGTCTTGTAATTCTTTCATAACTTTTAGAATTTAAATTGTTTAACAAATTGCCTAGCAAAATTTCTTCTCCAATTTTAGTGGGGGGATAAGGCATCCTCCAAAGTTTCAGGGGGGATGTTTGCTATTGTAGTGTGATCATATGTCCCCATTCTCATTTTTCCATCTCCCCACATCTCCATCTCAATCTCAAATATTTCCTCAAAAATTTGCATTTTCCCAAAAAATAAATTATCTTTGCAAGAAATTTTCAAAATGAAAGTAAAAGAATCCAAACTAATTACATTCAACAATAGACAGTATCTAGCTGTCTTAATAGATAACTTCTACTATGAAGTAAGTCCTAATCATATCTTAACTTACAAGAAGATATGTTACAGTAAAGAAAGTCCTATAGAAACAGATAATGGAGAATTAAATTAAAATGAAATCAGACATAATTTATAAAATTGGAACAGCAGAATTTAGAAAAAGATATATAAATCCTGCTATTAAGAGTGGTAAAATCTCTTATGATTACAAGATAAGATGGGGTACACAAGCATTTAGAGAAAAGTGTATGGAGATAGTCTTAGGAGAAGATAATGATTTAAATTACAAATTTGAACTTGGGAAAAATTTAAACATTCAATACATAGGTCAACAGTATCTTAAAGAGTGTACAGTAACAGATGATACTATTACAATAACATATGAAGTTCAAGAAGAGCTTCCAGATATTAATACTTTACACTTTGGAATTCACATCACACATTCAGATTTAGGAGGAGCAACATTTGAATATTCATTAGCATATCAAGGACTTAATCCTCAAGATACAATTCAAGGATATTGGCAAAGTATGAATGTAAATATTTCTTTTGGAGAGATTACACAAGACAATTTAGATGACCTTACACCCACTTGGACAATAAATAAGGAAATACCACAGACAGAAGATGGAGGAATAGACTATGATGGAACATTAACAACTTTAGAAAAAATCTATAAAACAAAAAAATTTACAACAGAATTAGATGGAGAAATTAGAAATAGTTTATCTATATTAACAATTAGTTATATGTTTCAGCAACATGGTCCATCAGGAGCTAAAGTGCCAGTTAATCCTGGATATATGACAGCTACTATCAAAATAAAAAAATAATTTCAATTTTATTTGGTTTTTCTTAAGATATGTTATATCTTTGCAAAACTATTAATTTAAAATGGAGAAGATATGTTACAAGTGATTTATATGATGTATATAGGATTGTCCTTAACTAAGGATCCTATAATTGAGAAGAAATTAAGAAAAGAAGCTGCACAAGAGTATCAGAAAATATTTAAAGGTACTAAAGTTTCTTATATGGAAAGACTTTTTAATAGAGCAGAGTAATGGGATCAGATTGGTGTACAGAAAAAGAACCTGTTTATTATTGCACCAAATGTCTAAGTCTGAATATTCAGAAGTCTTACTATATGAGTAAAGGTGTACAGAAAGAAGGTAGTGTATGTGGATGTTGTGGTAATTATAATATTAGATCACTACCTTTTTATAAATGGGTTTCTCTTGCAGAAGAGAAAGGAATTAAAGTAGAAAGACCTGCTAAGTGGGCAATTAAATTAAGTCAAATAACAAAATAATAATACAATGGAGAAGAAGAAAGATATTAAACTAGAGCCTAAGGATAATGAGAGAGTTAATGCAATTAAGGCCAATGATTGTAATGAAGGATCTATGCCATGTGATCCTAAGAATCCAGTTAATGAAGTAATGCAGTTGTATGAAGAGAATAAATTCTTGAAACAACAGTTAGGTAATATTTCTAGATTGGAGATTATTCTAAGAACTCTAGAGATTGGTAATTGGGATGAGCAATTTGATCAACTCCTAAGAGAACAAGTTAAAGTAGCTTTTGGAATTAAGAAAGATGAAATCCAGGAAGATAACCATAGTGAGTAATGAAAAGGATTTTCTTAGAAACTATCTGAAGATAATAAGACCAATAAGCAAATTAACTGAAAGTGAAGAGAGAGTTTTAATAGTCTTAGAATGGCTCTGTAGAATGCAGAAGACCACTAATCTATTTAAGATTGTTAAATCCAATAAACCAATTATATGTGAGAAGCTAGGGATTTCTGAAAAGTCTCTAGCTTCAATCTTATCTACCATTAGGAAGAAGAGAGCTATTGTTGACAATGAATTCAATCCTAGTTTAATTCTTTTTAATGATGAATATAAATATGAAGATCTTAATTTAAATATACAGTTTAAACATGAACAGGATATTTAGAGAGGCTTCTAAGAAATTTAATATCACACAAGCTCAAGCTGAGAATATCTATCTTAGCATGTTTAAATTCATTAGAGATGAGCTAGATCATATTGACTTTCATCAACCATTAGAGCAACAGAGAACTTCATTTGTTCTTCCTTTCTTAGGAAAAATGAGAGTTAATTCAGAGAAATTAGAAGTGTATGACAGAAAATATAAAGAAAGAAATAATGGAGAAGATTGTACCTATGTATAATGCTGTTGTGACTACAGCAGATAGATATACTGAAGAAGAATGTAAATCAGAAAGTGGTTTGTATCTCTTAGACCAAATGGAAGGTCAAATTAAATTAAAACAGACTATTATCTCTGTAGGATCTACAGCATGTAAAGATCTTAAAGTAGGAGACACAGTAATGATTAATCCTAAACAATATATTAGGAAAGAACAAAAGCCTAAAGCATTTCAACCTGATCCTAATAAACAAGTCTATGAGACCTCATTCTATGTTGAATGGCCAGTTGAAGAGTCTGAAGGAAAAGAAGTTCTTTTCATATATGATTCAGATGTTAAGTATATAATTGAGGAAGTTTAATACTTCCTCTTTTTTTGTTTATATATGAAACTTTTTACATTAGAAAATTGGAAAGTAGAAATAGCTCCTGAAGCTCTTAACATACTAGATTTTAAAGATCTTGTTAAGAGAGATAAATCTAGAACAAAAGAGAATGCTAAGAATGAATTGACATTTATATTTTTCTTTTGTGATAGTAGATCTGATTATCTCTATATAGATGATCCTAATGAAAGAATGGAAGCTATTAAGACTGATATAGGTCTTCCTAAGAAATGGAAACCTGATGATGCAGTAGCAAAAGCTATGGAGACCTATTTAAGACTTAGTGTAACTATCTTCTCAACAGCTCTTGATGATATTAGAGTTGCCATTAGGAAGATTACACAGAATCTTAGAACAGCAGATTATTCTACAATGGATGCTGGTGAGATCAATAAATCAGCTAACTCTATTAAACAAGTTGGACCTTTATTGAAGGAGTTTAAGAAACTTGAAAGGGAAGTTTTAGCAGAAATTGAAGAAGAATCTACTACATCTAAAGACAGAACTGTTTTAGACAGTGGATTTAAAGCATTTAAAGATCTAGAAACAATTAGAATGACACCAGATGGAAACTAATGCAGTTAATACACAATTAACACCTGAGTTTCTAGAATCATTGTCAAAAGAAGAAAGAACTGATTTATTAGAATATTTGACTAATTATCCATTCATAAGATGGATGATAGATCCTAATAGACCTTATGCAAAGGATCTTGAAAGAGATTCAGATGGAAAGATTATAGTAAATGTAGTTAAGCCTCATATCTTAGAGAATATGAACTATTTTAGGAAACCTGCATTAGCTTATAAGAAGTATGGAAAATATACTAATTTAAGACCTAATGGAAATCCTAATAGTCCATATATGAAGTGGCTTAGGAAAGAAGTATTAAAGTGTTGGTATGGCTGTAAGAGACCTTCAGATGGAGAATGGATTACAGGTTACCACTACTTTTATCTTAACTATTCACCAATTGAAAGAGCTACAACTAATATCAAAGATACTAATGCAGTAAACAGAGTTGTAGACTTTCCAGACTTCTATGATGGAGATTACATATTCTTTCATTATATTAATCAAGCTAGATATGGTGGAATGTATAATGAATACAAAGGAGGTAATCACTCAGCTTTAATTGCAGCCAGAGGTAAAGGTAAAGCAATATCATATTCTACAATAGTTTATACTCCAGATGGATATAAGAGATGGAAAGATATTCATATAGGAAGTAAATTATATGGAGATGATGGTATTCCTACTATAGTTAAAGAAATCTATGAACAAGGAGAAATTCCTATTTATAAAGTTACTTTTAAAGACAATAGAGAAGCTTTTGTTAGTGAGGATCATTTATGGACAGTAAAATATGGAAAGTCTCTTAAAACTGTTAACACTAAATGGATTCTAGAGAATGGTTTTGGAAATAGGATAGTTAAAGGAAAAGTTCACTATCCTATAGAAAATAAATGTTTTGTTCCTATTAATAAATCAATTTTAATTGAAGAGAAACAAGTTCCTATGGATCCTTATATCTTAGGACTATCTTTAGGAGATGGTTGCATAAGATATAGTACTTCAAATGGAATACTATTTTCATCTCATCCTAATGATATAATAGAATACAAAACATTAACTAATAGAAATATTAGAGATTACAAGAACAATAATTGGTTTATAGAATATCCTAATGCAAAACAGACATTTAAAGATTTAGAACTATTTGATAAATCTACAGCAGATAAGTTTGTTCCAGATATATACAAATACAATTCAGAACATGTAAGATTAGAAATATTAAAAGGTCTTATGGACACTGATGGGTCTGTATATAAGAATGGAATTGAATTTATATCTAAATCCAAACAATTAGCTGAAGATGTGTTATGGATTGCTAGAAGCTTAGGAATTAGAGGTAAAATAACCTCTAAATTTGTCTCTTACAAAGGAGAAAAAAGAGAATATTTTAGAGTGAAACTAATTACTTCTAAAGTAATTTTTAAATTATCTAGGAAAATAAATAAGATTCAAAATAGAAACACTATTTTTCTTAAAAATCAAGAAGAGTTTGTAGCTATTACAGATATAAAATACTCTCATAATGAGAAAGCTAAATGTGTAGTTGTGGATAATGACTCTCATTTATTTTTAATGAATGACTTCATTGTTACTCATAATTCTTTTAAAGTTGCATCTATGACTACTAGGAACTTTGTCTTAGGAGAAAACATTGATGTAAGTGAAAAGGTTAAATCTGTTATTGTAGCTAGTAATACTGAGTATCTTAAGAAAGATGGTACTTTGAATAAAGTAATGGCTATGACTGACTTTCTTGCTCTTAATACACAATTTCCTTCTAGTAGATTAAAATCCTCTACTCAAGAAATGCATTGGGTAATGGGATATAAAGATACTAAAAATAAGGATGTATCATTAGGAACAAGAAATGAAGTAATTGGATTGTCATTAAATAATGACTCAGATAAGGCCAGGGGTAAGAGATCTCACTTAATGGTATGGGAGGAGTTTGGTATGTTTCCTGGCTTCATAGATGCTTGGAATACATCTAGACCTAATGTTGAAGAAGGTGGGTATTCTTTTGGTCAAGCTATTGCTTTAGGAACTGGAGGTTGTGTTTGTGCTGGAACTAAGATATTTACTAATTCAGGTGAGATTAAAAATATTGAAGATTTAGTAAAAGAAGAAGGTATTATAGGATATAATACAAAAACTAAAACACATTCTAAAGAGACTATTTCTTATATACAACCTCTTCAAAAGAAAGAGTGTTTAGAAATAACTACTTCTTTTGGTAAATCATTAAGATGTAGTAAAGATCATCCTATTTTAGTAAAAGACAAATTTATAGAAGCAAAAAATTTAAAATTAGGGGATAAGATTAAGATAATTGAAGAAATTCCTCTATTTGGAAATTATTCTCCAAAATATGCTAGAGTCATTGGATGGATGATAGGAGATGGAAGTTATGGAAAAGACCAAGTTGCTAGATTATCTAATTGTGAACCTGAAATTTTAGATTTTATTAAATCTAATTTTAAATATTCAGTGCAAAGAGAGCATAGGACTAAGTTAGGCAAACTATATCAAGAGATTGCTATCTTAGGATTTTGTAAATTCTTAAGAGAAGAGGGAGTCTATGGTCAGACTAAACTAAAAAAAACTTTTCCTATTAAGATAGGACAATATTCAAAAGAAGCATTATCTGAACTTATAGGAGGATTCTTTGACACTGATGGATATGTGTATTGCAGAAAAGCTAAAGGATCAGATTTAGCTGAAATCTCAGTTAGTTCAGCTTCAAAGCAATTATTAGAAATGCTTTCCTTACTTCTTATTAAATTTGGAATACATGGAAGAATGAGAGAAAGAAAGCCAAGAGAAAATAATCCTTTAGATAAAAATTCTTATTATGAATACACAATTGCAGATAGTGTAAGTCTTTTAAACTTCTGTAATTCTATAAAATTGTATCCAAAAGTAAAACAAGAAAGACTTGATAAAATCAAAGAAATATTTTCTAAAAAATTACCAACCTCTAAGAGAGAGGAAAAAATAATTAGTATAGAAGATATTGGATTACAAACAATTTATAATCTTACAGCAGATAACACTCATACTTATGTAGCAAATGGTATAGTCACACACAATACTGAAGGTTCTGACTTTAGTGGTGCATTAGAAATGATATACAATCCCTTAGGATACAATGTATATGGTGTTCCTAATGTATTTGATAAAGGTACTTCAGGTGGATCTAAATCTATTCTATTCATAGGAGAATACATGAATAGAAAAGGATGTTATGATAAAGATGGTAATTCAGATATAGTTAAAGCAGTCTTAGAAGAAGTAAAGGAAAGAGTATTTATTAAATATAATAGTACTGATCCTGCAACTATTGCACAAAGAATTGCAGAACATCCTATGTCAATACAGGAAGCTGTAATGAGAAGAGATGGCACTTTATTTCCTGTTGCTGATTTAACAGATCATTTGAATTATATTGAGAGTAATAAAATTGAATGGAACAGAGGACATCTAGTAGGTGAACTATATCAAGATCCTAATGGTATTGTACAATTTAGACCAACAGATGAAGAGCCTATTAGAGACTTTCCTCTTAAAGATAATAGACATAAAGGTGCATTGGAAATATATGAACTTCCTAAAGAAGTTAATGGAAAGGTGCCTAGTTATAGGTATATTGGTGGCATTGACCCTGTTGATGATGATCATAGTACAACTGTATCTCTTCCCTCAATATTTATCCTTGACATGTTCACTGATAGGATTGTAGCAGAATATACAGGTAGACCTAATTTTGCTGATGACTTCTATGAGATATGTAGGAAATTAGCATTATTCTATAATGCCTCTCTTAACTATGAGAATGATAAGAAAGGTTTATTTACCTATTTCTCTAATCATCATTGTACTTATATGCTATGTGATACTCCAGATATCTTAAGAGATATAGAGCTTGTTAAATCATCTCTATATGGTAATAAGGCTCATCCTTATGATCAATTAGTTTATACTCCTAAAGGACTTCAAAGGTGGGAAGAAATTAAAGTGGGGGATTATCTTTTTGACACACAAGGAGGAGTTACTAAAGTATTAGAAATACCTTTTGATAATGAGACAGAAATTTATAAAATAACTTTACAAGATGGTAGAACAATTGAAGCTTCTAGTAATCATCTTTGGAAAGTAATAGACTATAATGGATTAGAAAAAATAAAAACTACTTCAGAATTAAAGTCTAAATATCTTAGACAAAAAGGTAAGTATCAAGAATCTTTATACTATATTCCTAGTAATAAAGGAATTGAATATAAAGAAAAAGAAGTTAAAATAGATCCATATTTCTTAGGATTGTTATTAGGAGATGGAACATTAGGCTCTGCTACTAGAAATAAAGTAAGTTTCACTTCAGCAATCCAAGATATTAAAGAATATTCAAGTATTTTAAATTTTAAGTATAAAACTTTTGATGACAGACATCATTCTATTGAATGTAGTAATATTAAGAGTTATTTACAAGAGCTAGATTTATATGATAAAAGATCTCATACTAAATTTATTCCAGATCTCTATAAATATAATTCTAAGAAAGTCAGATTAGAACTTTTAAAAGGATTAATGGATACAGATGGAACTTGTGAAGATAATGGTAACTCTAGTTATACTACAGTATCAGAAAGACTTGCACAAGATGTTTTATTTCTAGTCAGAAGTTTAGGAATAAATTGCAATTTGAATGTTAATTCTAATTCTTATGGGTTAGTCTACAATATTAGAATATATACTGATATTCCTATTTTTAAATTATCTAGAAAGTATAGTAAACAAAAAATTACTAAAAATAGAGCTTTTAAAACTGGAATTAGAAAAATAGAATATATAGGAAAGAAAAGAGCTAAATGTGTTACTGTAGATTCTCAAGATCATTGTTATCTTATAGGAGATTTTGTAGTCACTCATAATAGTAAAGGAACTAACTCAGGTAAACAAGTCAATGCTTATGCTAGAAGGCTAATTAGAGACTGGTTATTACAACCTATTAAGACTAAACAAATTGTAAAAGATGAGAATGGTAATGAAATAGAAAAAGAAGTTACCATTAAGAATCTACAAAGGATTAGAGGTACAGCTCTCTTAAAAGAATTGATAACTTGGAATCCAGATATAAATGCTGATAGAGTATCTGCTTTAGGAATGTTGATGATCTTAAGAGAGAACAATATGAAGTATCTTCCAGGTGAAGGACAATTTGAAGGTAAGAGACCTAGAAAAAACTATCTAGGTAATGATCCTTTCTTCTCTAAGAATTATGGCATTTAGCTATAGGAAGTTGAATTTTTTAAAATAAAACCTTTAAACTTTTACAAAAAGTATTGTACCTTTGCACAATATTAAAAACAAGTAAATATGGAATTAACTATTAGTGGTTTTCCTAACCAAAAATTACCTTTCTCTAAGAAGGGTAAAGAATGGAGAAAAAGGGTAGTAGATTGGGCAGATAAGAGATCCTACTTCTTTGACTCTGTTGTTAGAAAAGCTTTCATTAATAAGAAAATTAATTATGATCTTATTAATGGTAAACTACATCTAGATGATTTAAAGTTAATTCTAAATCCTGATAATATCAAAGCCTCTTATATTCCTAGTAATATTCAACACTATCCTATAATGAATTCTAAGTTGAATGTTCTAGCTGGAGAAGAGAAGGAAAGAAGATATGATTTTAAAGTAATAATAACTAATCCAGATGCTATTTCAGAATTAGAAATTAAGAAAAGGAAAGAGCTTACAGAAGCACTTTCTTCCCTCCTAGAAGAAGCATCCCAAGATGAATCTATCTTGGATAAAGAATTAAAATCACTTTCTGACTCATTCAAATATGACTGGGCTGATATAAGAGAAATAAGGGCAAATCAATTATTAAATCATTATTACAAAGAACTTAAATTAGATATTAAGTTTAATGATGGATTTATGGATGCTATGATAGTTGGAGAAGAACTGTATCAATGTGATATAGTTTCAGGAGAACCTATTGTAGAAAGACTAAATCCTAGGAAAGTTCATGTATTTAAGAATGGATATTCTAATAAAATAGAAGATGCAGATTTAATAATCATAGATGATTTTTGGCAACCTGGAAAAATCTTAGATTACTACTATGATGAATTGACAGATAAAGATGTCAAGAAATTAGAAGAGTATTCACCATTTACAGATTCTTCAGAAGGTCTTAACCTCTATGATGATACCAAACTATTTGTTCCAAGATTCTCTTACTATGATGATAATAACATTGATTTAGATTTTGCTTTTCAATCTGGAACTACTACTCCATCTTCTAATTACTATGATAATTTAGGAAATATTAGAGTTCTCAGAATATTCTGGAAAAGTAAAAGATTGGTTCTTAAAGTAAAGAAGTATGATCTTGAAACAGGAGAACCATATTATGACTATTATTCTGAAGATTACCAAGTAAATGAAGCTTTAGGAGAAGAAGCAGAAAAACAATGGATCAATGAAGCATGGGAAGGGACTAAGATAGGTCAAGATATTTATATAAATATGAGACCTAGAAAGATCCAATACAATAGGATGTCCAATCCTTCAAGATGTCACTTTGGCATTATTGGTTCTGTCTATAACCTTAATGAATCAAGAGTCTATTCATTAGTGGATATGATGAAACCATTTCAATATCTGTATGATGCAGTTCATGACAGATTAAATAAAGCAATTGCCACTAACATGGGTAAGATACTTAAATTAGACTTAGCAATGATTCCTGATAACTGGGAAATTGATAAGTGGATGTATTTTGCAAATGTTAATAAGATTGCAGTTGTAGACTCATTTAAGGAAGGTAATGTAGGGGCTGCTACAGGTAAACTTGCTGGTTCTATGAACAATAATACTTCAGGTGTTATTGATGCAGAAACTGGTAATTATATTCAACAGCATATTGCACTACTGGAATTTATTAAAAATGAAATGTCTAAGATTGTTGGTATTACTGATCAAAGAGAAGGGTCAGTACAAGCTTCTGAAACAGTAGGAGGTGTACAAACATCTGTTAGACAAAGCACATATATTACTGAAAGATTGTTCTTAATACATGATGATGTTAAGAAGAGAGTCTTAGAAGCTCTATTAGAGACTGCTAAGATTGCAATGAGAGGAACTAGTAAGAAGTATAATTTTATCTTAGATGATTATTCTAGAGAACTAGTTACAATTGATGGAGATCAATTCTCAGAGTTAGATTATGGTTTAGTTGTAGATAATTCTATGAACACATTAGAATTAACTCAGAAACTAGATACATTAGCTCAAGCAGCTCTTCAGAATCAAACATTATCATTCTCTTCTATTATGAAGATCTTCAATAGTAAGTCTCTTGCTCAAATTCAAAGAACAATTGAAATTGATGAGGCTGAAATTCAAGAAAGACAAGCTCAGCAAGCAGAAGCTGAACAACAAATGGCTCAAGCTCAACTAGAACAACAATCTCAGTTAGAACAAGCTAAACTTGAATTAGATAAGTATAAGATTGATCAAGATAATCAAACTAAGATTCAAGTTGCTACTATCTCTGCTTTAGGATTCTCAGAAGATAAAGATGTTAATCAAAATAATGTTCCAGATGTCTTAGAGATGAATAGACTTGCTCTAGATGAAATGAATGCTATTGAGACTAATAATCTTAAGAGAGAAGAACTAAGGATCAAGGAGAGAGAAGTTGAAACTAAAGCTCAAACTGAAAAGTATAAAGCAGATAAGAGTTTAGAAGTTGCTAGAGAAAATAAAAATAAGTATGACACTAAAAAGAAACAAACATGAAAGAAGGTATCATAATGGCAATAGTGTCTCTAGTGACAAGCACTATAACCTACTTTATTACAAGCAAATATAAGAGAAAGAAAGAATCTTTTGAAGTTACTAAAGAATCTAGTGATTATTATATTGAGACTAATAGAAGTCTTTTAAAGGAGATAGATGAAAGAACTGAACAGATCATTGATCTTAATAATAAAGTAATATTGTTAACACAAGAAAATACTAAACTGAAAGCTCAATTAAGTGATTTGCAAATAGCTTGTGATAAGAACACACAAATTATTAAAGAACTACAATCACTTGTAAAACAATTGAGTGCACAGATTAGTTTAAAATAAAATATTAAAGGAGAAGAAGAATGGCAGAAGTTGAATTTTTAGGTCTAGATGACTTTATGACTGTTCCAGATATTGAAACAGAGGAAGTTGAAGACCAAGAAGATAAAGAAGAAATTGAAGACTCTACTGAAGAAGTAGAAGATAAAGAAGATACTAGTGAGGATGATAATCCAGGGGGAGTAGCTAGTGAGGATCAAGAGACAGAGGAAGAAGACCTGAATGAGGAAACAACTTCTTCTCCAAATGTCTACACTAGCCTAGCAAATGCTCTCAAACAGGAATCAGTCTTCCCTGATCTTGATCTATCAAACAAAGAATTAAAAAGTTGGGATGATTTCAAAGACATATTCAAAGAATATGTAGAGAAAGAAGTTGAATCCAAACTTGATGAGACTAATAAGTTTCTTAAGAAAGCAATTGAAAATGGAGCAGATACCAAAGAATTGGTTCAGTATAAGAACACTCTTAACTACTTAGAAAGTCTTACAGAAGAACAATTAAAAGAAGAAGGTGAAGCTGGGGAAACACTTAGAATGAATATAATTTATCAAGATTATATCAACAGAGGGTTCTCACCAGAGAAAGCTGAAGCTAAAGTAAAAAAGATCTTTGATAGAGGAGATGATTTGGATGAAGTATTTGATGCATTAGAATCAAATAAGGATTTCTATAATGAGAAAATTGAAAAGATTAACACTGAGGCAGAAGAAAGGACAAAGAAGCTTAAAAGGCAACAAGAAGAGTTCTATAATGATCTTTATGATTCTATTTCTAAAGATAGAGAACCTATTAAAGGAATCAAGATCACAGAAGAAACTTCAAAGAAGATTCTAGACACTCTTAAGAAACCAGTAGAAAAAGATGAAGCTGGAAGAAGTCTTAATGCAATTCAAAAATATGCAAAAGATAATCCTAAAGATTTCCAGAAAGTAGTTGGTACTTTATTTGTACTGACAGATGGTTTTAAGAGTTTTGATAGGATCATGAAGGTTACTAAGAAAGTTGCTAAACAGAAAGCTGTAAATGATTTAGAAAAAGTTCTTACTTCTCAGCATATAGGATTGTCAGACAATCCCCTTCAATTTGGAAGTTCTTCTATAGGAAAGTTTGGAAAAGACTATGAAATTATTCTTAATGATGAAGAATATTAATAATTAACTGAATAGAAATGATTGGAAAGTATGTAATGAGAGAAGCCAAAACCTTAAATGGATTGGTTTCTGATAATGCTTTAGCTTCTGTATTCCAAGCAGCACCACAGAAAGCTTCTAACCTTATGATTAAATTACTCTATGCTAATAGAGGTATGAGCTTAGAGAGAAATTTGATGAGATTCCCTGTTAAGTATTTTGATACTGATAATGACTATACTTGGGAATTGATTGGTTCATCTAGGAGAAATATTGCTCTGGTTGAGGCTAGATATAATGGAGCTGTTGTTACAGCAACTGACTTTAATGTTGGTATTGGTGGTTCAACTATTGAACTTGTATTCCCTGAAAATTACTTCTTTGATGGTTATATCATTGTAGGTGAGAAGAATGAGGAATATCCCTTTAGGATTTTGGAAGAGCCTAGAGTTGAAGGTACTTACTATGTTTATAAAGTAGAGTTAACTGGTAAGAACAAAAACAATGGTGTTCCTGGTGAGGAATTAGTTGGAGGTAAGAGATTCTCTGATGAATATGCTCCTGTAGAAAGAGAGATGAGTAGAAAAGTTGGTGATAGACTGAGAATATTTTATGTCACCCTATTCCAGTAATGGATAGTTAAAAAAATGGGCAAATTAGGTGGAACTACCTATTAAGGTACAATACCTAGCTAATGCATTCCTAACTAGAATGCACAGTGTAGAGAGTAGGAAATGAGGATAAAATAATTATCTAATGAAAGGATATATTTATAAAATTACCAATAAGGTAAATGGAAAGTCCTATATTGGACAAACTAGATATACTGTAGAATTTAGATGGAAACAACATCAATTTAAAAAAGATAATTGCCATTTTCATAATGCAATTAAAAAATATGGTGCAGATAATTTTACAGTAGAAATCTTGGAAGAATGTGAATTTGAAGACTTAGATAGTAGAGAAATATTTTACATTGCTAAATATGATACATTTAACAATGGATATAATTCTACTATAGGAGGAGATGGTAAAAGAAAGATAATTTCTGATAATCAATATGATGAAATAAAAGAGCTTTATTTATCAGGATTTAGTGGATATAAAATCTCTAAATTATATAATGTAGATAAAGCTACTATTTTAAAGATTTTACATTCTATGAATGTTAAGATAAGAAATAATAATCTTAACATAAATCATCAAGAATTTTTAGAACTTAAAAGGGATTATGAAATTGGATATTCTTTAAGAGAATTATCTAAAAGATATGATTGTAGTCCAACAGGTTTGAAAGAATTCTTAGAAAAAAGAGGTGTTGATCTTAGAATTAGATATTCTATTCTGAAAGACCAAGAAGCACAAAATAATTTAATAAATGATTATTTAGATGGAAAATTAAAATTGTCTGAAATAGAATCTAAATATCATTGTAGTTATGCAACTCTTTTAAAAATCCTTTCATTACATGGTATAAATAAAGGAAAGAAACATTTTAAAATGACTTCAGAAGAATGTTTAAATGCTATTAAAATGTTTAATGATGGAAAATCTGTTAAAGAGATTTCTCAACATTTTGAAGTAGATAAAGGAACTATATATTCTTTATTTAAAAGATACCATGTTAATTATTTGACAGTATAATTTTCCCAAGAGTGTCCACTTCCTAATAGGTAATGCTAAGGAAGAAAATGTACTCCAAGTTGCCTCAAAAAGAGGTTTCTCAGATAAAGAGCTGAGAAAGTAAAAACTAGGTAAGATATGCTACTCCATTCTCTATGAGAAATGAGTTCTCCACTATTAGAATTTCTACCAAAGTGGCAGGTAATAAGATGAATAGAAAACTTGAAACTGGAATTCCTGTAATGACTAAGGAAGGTAAAGTTCAAGTAAATAAAATGTGGATTCATCAAGTTGACTGGACACTTGAGGAACAATTTGCTAAAGATAAGTCACATGTATTGATGTATGGAGTCTCTAATAGAGATGAAAATGGTGAATACTATGACTTTGGTAAGTCTGGTAATGTAATCAAGATGGGTGCAGGTATCAGGGAACAAATGAGTTATGGTAATGTTGTTTACTATAATAAATTTGATCTTAAACTATTGGAGAAAGCTCTAGTAGATTTGTCTGTATCTAAACTTGATATGAAAGACAGGAAATTTATCATCAGAACTGGTGAATATGGAGCAATTCAGTTCAATAAAGCAGTTCTTGATGTTGTATCTGGATGGTCAGCATTCTCTTATTTGAGAGGTAGTGATCAACCTGGTATTATCTCTAAAGCTAACTCAAATCTGCATCAAACTGCATTGACTGCTGGATTCCAGTTTGTTGGTTATAGAGCTCCTAACAATGTAGAAGTATTCTTGGAAGTTGATCCATTCTATGATGATCAAGTAAGAAATAAGATTCCACATCCAGATGGAGGTGTAACTGAGTCTTACAGATATGATATCATGTACATTGGTTCTACTGAAGAACCTAATATCCAGATTGCTAAGATCAAAGGAGAAGAGGAACATAGAGGATACCAATGGGGCTTTAGAAATCCATTTACTGGTCAAATGAACAACAACAATATGTCATTTGATGAAGACTCTTGTGTAATCCATAAGATGGCTTCTTTAGGAGCATTTATTTTGGATGCTGAGAGAACTATGAGTTTAATTTATAGAGCAGTGTAATTTTAACATAGGGAGGGGAAACCCTCCCACTATTTAATTGGAGAAGAAGATGAAAGAAACAAAAGAACAAGGACTTGTATCTTGTCTAAGAGATAATAAAGCAATAGTAAGATTTGTTAAGAAACCTAATGGTTTTGTTACTAATCCTAAGAATCCTCAATATGGAGGTATGTCAATTGGATCTTCAGTGACATTAACTGTACCACTACAAAGGAATGGTTCTTATAAGAATGTTCTTACTGATAGTGAGAAAGCTTTTCTGGAACATTATCTAGGACTTGATGAAGGTGCATTATCTGTACATAAGAAAGAAAATAATTATTGGGAGAACTTTAGTGTTATTCTTAAGAAAGAAGACACAATCTTCAATTTAAGTGATCCTATTGACTACATTAGATATAAAGTAGTTCTTAGTAATTCAGATTTAGTAGCACCATCATTAGAAGATCTTCAGACTAAGAAATTAGGAACATGGAGGTTTGTCTTAATCAATGAGGGAGAAGAGCTTGCACAGAAAACTACTCTTGCTAATGCTAAGGCTCAGGCTTACATTCTATTAGGATCTATTAAAGAGAATAAACCTAAAGTTAAGACTTTAGTTCAGTTGTTGACTAATAAACCTATTAACAACAATACTAAGCTAGATCAAATGGTTGTATGGGCAACAGAAGAGATTGAAAAGGATCCCAAGAAATTTTTGCAATTTGCTAATGATGAAACTCTTGATACCAAGATTAATATAATTGAAGCAATTGAATATGGAATAATGAAGAAGAGAGGAAACTTTTATTTCATGGCTGATAATACACCAGTATGTGAGAAGAATGAAGAGCCTACAATTGATTGCTGTGTGAAATATCTAAACAATCCTAAGAATCAAGCTGTATATCTCAAGCTACAATCCTTAATTAAAAATGCTCAAGAATAATGAATAATTCTAAAGAATGGATTGAAAGTTTTAATTTACATTATAATAATTCTGACAAATCTGCTCCTGAGTTAAATGCATATGAGATTTCTTTGTTTCTGACACAAGCACAGGATGAAGTTGTAAAAGAGCTTTATTCTGGGAAGAATATATTCCATGAAGCTTTTGATAACAATGAACATATAAGAACAGCTTTGGAGTATCTTGTAAGAACAGAATCACTAAATCCATTAGAATTATCTAGAATAAGAAACTTCACAATAACTAAGTTTAAACCTACAGAGTATATGTGGTATCCTGTTTATGAAGAAGTAGGAATGGATACTTCAACAATTCCTATAGTGATACCTACAACTTGGGATGAATTAAATGTGAATCTTATCAATCCATTTAAACAACCAAACTGTAGAAAAGTTCTTAGAATATCTAAACAGGATGGTGTATATATTATCTCTAGTATAGAAGTTACTACATATGAAGTTACTTATTTAATAGAACCAGATCCTATCATTCTTGTGGATCTTAAAACAGATCCTTTATTTGCAGATATGGGTCTATCTATCAAGGGCAAAACAGAAGAAACACAATGTAAATTAGGTTCTAATATACATTTAAATATATTGAACAGAGCAGTTGAATTAGCACTTAGGGATTACAATCCTTCTAATCTTGAAGCTCATGTCCAATTAAATCAAAGAAACTTTTAAAAATAAAATATAAATGAGTGCTTTATCAAATCAACAGGTAAGACATATGTATGTAGTTACTGGGTATAATGCTGCTGCTAACCCAGGTGCTTTCATTAATGCAACTGAAGGACAGGCTGCTGTATTCAATAACTTAGGAACCAAAGTAGTTGCTGACTATGCATATATCTTCTATAAAAATGACAAAGGATATATCTCTAAAACTGATAATATCCTAAAAGATCATGTGGTTTATGCTAAGACTACTGATTATGCTCCTGAATCATTTGAGGTAGTAGAAGTTACTCCTGAGAATGTTACAGCAGGTGTTAAATATGTATTGGAAATTCAGTTCTTAGACTGGTATTCAGTATCTCCTGAAAATCAATACTTCAAATTAGCATCTTACACTGCAAAAGAGGGAGATGATGCAGAAGCAGTTGTAGATGGTTTAGTAAAAGATTTGGCTTATCAATTCAAACATGAGATTGCTTCTTTTGCTACTACTTTCTCTTACACTCCTAAAGGTAGTTCAGCTATTCAGTTGCCTGCCAATAAATTCTTGGAGTTCTCTAAGAGTGGAGCAACTACTGCAGCTAAATTAGTTATCACTGAGAAATCACAGTTCTCAACTAAAGATACTATTCCTGCTAAGAAACTAGTTTTCAATGTGACTATTCCTACTGAATTTGGTCAGATGTCAACTGCTGAGAAGTTTGTTGATGCTGCTGGTACTGAGGTAGATTATCACAGCTTAGGTAATGGTAATGGAAAAGTGATTGCAGAACAAGAATGGTTCTATCTTGGTGAAAGAGGTGATATCTATAGACAAGCTAACTGGCCCAATAGTTTCATCACCTACTATCAAGCAAATCCTGATAAGGGTTATGTTATGGTAGACATTACTTACTTCTATCAAGGAAGTGGAGAAGATGTACAGAAATCTCAAAAACAATTGTACTTTGTATTCCCATTTGACTTGGATGAAGATAAACAACCAGTTAAAGCTAGTCATAATACAGCTAAGGCTAATGCTAAGAGTTTAACTGATGCTCTAGGGACTATTCTAGGAATTACTATTAATTCCTTGTCTCCTACTGCTTAATACAAACATATGGGGAGAGGGTAGTTTTACTTTCTCCCCTTTTTTATTTTAACTATGGTAGAAATTCATGAAAGTAGAGTATCTCCATTAGGAGATGGAATTTTTCTCTGGGTCAATGTTATTGATGGTCCAGATTATGCTAATGTCTATTTAGAGAAGATAGCCATTGTGCAATATGATAAATTTACTATAGATTATCCTGATTCTCAGAATATATTAATGGAATTTAAGGGAGATAATTTAGGAGATAGAAAAGAATTTAAAATGACTATATCTAATGTAGCATTTGACTTTGAAAGATATTTCTACTTTATCTACATTAAAACAGAAGGTCAGCCCACTTCAACTAGTGGTACTGAGACTTATTGTAATTCAGATTTAGTTATTACAACTGCTGTAAACTTACTTCCATTATATCATTCAAAAATTAAACTCTTAAAAGAATATGTTAAGACTTGTGGAAGCAATGAACAACTAATAGTTGACATTATTTTAAAGGAAGAGATCTTTAAGAATGCTATAGTCTTAGGAGAATTCTCTACTGCAGTTTTAATTTGGGATGATCTATTGAACTATGATATAGCTCAAGCTAATCATAAAACCTCATATGAAGGTTATAAAGATGTTCAAAATAACAAAAAGATAACACTATGATAAATACATTAACTACTTTGTATTCATCATTAAAGTCCTATTATAACAATCTTACTATTTATGGTCATTCTTATGCATCTAATAAACTTATTGTTTTAAAAGGTGTTTTAGACATTATTAAAGAGCTTAGATGCTATTCTTATACATCTAATCAAGATATTACTGATGTTTATTCTATAGTAGAATATATAGTTAATTCTTCAGATATATTTAAGAAGGAATATGCTCCTACTAACAATTTAACTACTTATTTTCAAGATGTTCCTTCTCAATTTTATCCTAAAGGAGAATATAGTATTAAAGAGTCTTTAGTTACTGTTATTGCAAACACTACAGCTTTTAAATATGATGGTGAAGGTAATGTATTTCCTAATCAAATTAACTTACAAGCTGTTGCTTATAACTTCACTCCTTCTCCTAATACTCCTAGGAAATGGGAATATTCAAATGGAGGAGAATTTAAAGTTATAGAAGGTGCAACATCAGATAACTTAACTATTACTCCAGATTCAGCATTATGGAACAATACTGATATGATCTCAATGAGATATACAGTAAATGACATATATACTAATCAATTAACTCTTCTTAAAGTAAGAGATGGATATGGAGCTTATAGTGTAGAAGTTTCTTCTTCTAATGGTACTATATTTCAAAATAATAAAGTTGATACTGAGTTATCAGCTCATGTTTACATTGCAGGTGAAGAGATTACAGATACTATTGAAACAGCTAACTTTACTTGGAAAAGAGTAAGTGATGATAGTGCTGGTGATACAGCTTGGAATAATAAAGGTCTTAAAGGAAAGACTATTAGAATTACTAGTGCTGATGTTAAGAAAAGAGCAACATTTGTTTGTACTGTTCTTATAGATGGCACTAAGATAATGAATGGTCAAGTAACTATCTTAGACCAATTAGATACCACAGCTATTAGTGCTACAATGGAATCTAATAAATCTCTTACTCAGCTTTATAATACTGAAGATAATAAACTTAATCCTGACTGGTCTATTTCCCCCTATTTAGTATTAACTCCAGGTTTATGGGCAGGAGATACTGAAGACAACTTATTGATTTCTCAGAAAGATCACATTAAAGATTTTAAATGGACTAAGAATGGTTTATTGATTGAGAATAGTGCAACTCATGTTATTGGTGAAGATTTTACTCTCACTATTAAGACTAATGAGTTAACTCTTAATCCTAATATTAGATATGCTATATCAGGTGTATATATTGATCCTTTAACTGAAGGTGAGACTCCATTCTATGCTTCTTTGTCTTTTGTAAGAGTTGAAACATCAGGAGTTACTATACAAGCTATTATGACCTATCCATTAGGAAGTATCTTTAAGAATGATGATATATCTTATCTTAAAGCACATTGTGATATGTGGAGAGGTTCTTATATAGATAATACTGATGTAAGCTATAAATGGTTTATTGAGAAACCTGGTGTATTTCCTCCTAAGAACACTACTGCTGAAGCCAAATTAGGTAGTAATGTTCTAACACTAACTAATACAATTGGGATGGTTAGAGGGTCTGAAATAAGGTTATTTGGATCTACTTATAGAGTAGCTTCAGTTAATTCAGACACTCAAATAGCATTACAATCAGAATTGACTAATGATGTTCCTATAGGAACTAATATAGTTAATCCATATTATGATAGTGATGGAGGTGAAGGTTGGGCTTTAATTACTAATGAAAATACATTTGGTGGTATTTCTGGATATACTACTAATGAAATAACAATTCCAGAAGGTGCTGTTGTAAACTATGCTACATTTAAATGTGTGATAAGAGACTTAGATTCTAAGTCAATTACATATAATGATACTGTATATGCAACAGCTTCATTCTTAGATCAACAGGATCCATTACAAATATTCTTTGATACTCCTGAAGGAACTATCTTTAAGAATAATCAAGGGACTATTACTATTACTGCTGAAGTATGGAGAAATGGTGAGGAACTTGATTTAGATGGTTCTAGATGGATTTATGATTGGATTCAATATGATCAGAATGGTTTAGTAGTTCCTACATTTAATAGGATCAATAAGACTATCATGATTGTTCCTGATGATGTATATCAGAAATCTAATTTTGAAGTTAGATTAAGAGATCAATATGATAATATTGTTGCTAAAGGTAGGATTACTATTGCAGACTTAATTGATGGTGCTAGTAGCTTAGCAATATATACTAGAGATATGCTTGAACCAGCTCAACCTGTAGGATCTAGTCCAGCTAAATGGGCTAATAATCCTGACACATTTGATGATTGGTATGGACTATTATGGCAAGCATTTAATATAAATTCTCTTGATGGTTCACCTTCAGGACAATGGACACCACCTATTTTAGTAGATGAACATACTACTAATTACTTCTTTAGATTCTTATGGCATACAGGTACAGGTAATGATGGTAAATATCTTATGATGGGTACTAATGCTGAGAATGAAAGAGATGTAGCTGAAAGTCCATTTAATATGCCTGATGTTGTTTGGAAATGTATCTCTACAGCTAATAGTAATATTGATGGTGGATTTGAAGCTGTTAATATTCCTATCTATAATACTTATACTTACAGATATTCTATTTGGGTAAAACAAATGCAAAAGGATGGTTATATTACTTTTGGTTGTGATCCTAATACAATGGAAGCTGGAACTGAAGTTGTTTCTGATGGTATATTCTGGGCTGGAGATGTTCCTGAAATAAATAAATGGTATCTTCTTGTAGGATATATTAATGGTTCTGAAGATAATACTGGTGCTAAGAAAGATGCTGGTGTATGGGATCCTGAAACTGGTAGAAAAATCTTAAATATAAATAACTTTAAGACTTTTAAATATAGAAGTACTGATGAAACTCAAAGTTATAGATGTTGGCAATCTTTATCATTAGGAGTTGGAACTGAAGTACAATTCTGGGGTCAAAGAATGGATATTTGTGATAATACAGAACCTTCTATTTCAGAGATCTTAAAGCAAGCTGCTACTGGTGTGCCTGCAAGAAAGGTTACTATTCAAGGTGACCAAATGTTTAAATATAAGGATGACTTCAAAGGTGATCCTATTCCTAATGTAATAGATTTAATAGTAGAAACTCAGAATATTGAGGATCCTGAGTATGTATGGAGATATAAGAATGAGTCTAGTGAATGGACTACAATGCATACTTCTACTAGTAAGATTACTGTAAGTCCTACAGATCCTGATTATGGATGGACTAATGATAGTATCAAATATGTTACCTACAGAGTTGATGTAGGAGACTATTATGACACTCATACCATTGTTAAGATTACTGATGGTATTAATGGAGAAGATGGTTGGTATACAGACTTTAAATATGCTTTAAGTGTTAATATGCCTTCTATTCAATATCCTAGTGGTAAGAGTCCTGGTGATAATTGGACAGATGATCCACCTCAACCTACAGGAGATCAAGCAGTATGGATGACTAAGATTCTTAAATACCCTTCTACTGGTGAAGTTAAAGAGGGTGAAACTTGGAGTACTCCTATTAAGATTACTGGAGATAAAGGTGAGGATTCTTATTCTGTAGTATCAGACAAAGATTATCATGATCTAATTACACTTACTGGTTATAAATTCACTATTAATCCTGATTACTTTGAATTTGATAAATTAGGAAAAACTGTTGCTACTACTTATACTGTATTAAAAGGTACTAATGCTTTAACATATAAAGCAGATGCTGGAACTACAGCAGGTAAAAATTATTATTCTATAGTACAAGAGAAAATAGATGAAGGATTAACTATTGCAATTACATCTACAGGTCAAGTTTATCCAACAGCTTTTGATGATACTAAAGCTAATCTATCTGTTACTCTAAGAATTTATTGTGAAGATTCTGGTATTTCTTTCTTAAAAGTTATTACTTGGAGAAAGATTAATGAAGAGAACTTTTATCTTGAAGATGCTCTTAAATATATTACTAGTATTGATCAAGGTCTAGTATTAACTACTTGGATTAGATTAGGACATGCTACAGCTATTAATGATTTTCAAGTTAAGTTTGAAGATGAAAAAGCTGGTATCTATGGAGGTGAAGATCTTTATGGATTTGAAGATCATACTGTAAGAATCTATTCTGGAGGTAATTTAGAATCAGCTCAAACATGGTCTAATAAATTTCAAGAAGTTTTAGATGACCCAACTAATACTGCTAAGAGACAACAATTCTATGAATATAGTCCTAAAGATAATGATGGAGCTACATTTGTTGTAAGACAAGATGGTTCTGTTCTTTGTTATAATGGATATTTCCATGGAGATATTTGGGCTAATAATGGATTCTTTAAGGGCAATATAGATGCTGAAGGAAAGATTGTGGCTACTAGTGGAAGTATTGGAAATCTTAATATCTATAGCACAGAAGAAGGTGGAGGTTTTGGTCTTAAAGATGGTAATTTTTATGTAGATCCAAATGGCAATCTTACTGCTAAGAATGGAAGTTTTGAAGGAGAAATTAATGCTACCAGTGGGACTTTCAGTGGAAGTATTACAATTGGAGAAGGATTTAGTTTAGGAAAACTATCTTTGCATCCAGATGGAGTTTACATCTTAAAAGGAAATGATTCTAGTGTTACAGATTATGCAACTGCTATTGGAAACTTACATAAATCTGGAAATTCTTATAATTTAACAGGTTTAATGATAGGAAGAAAACAACCTAGAACAGATATAATTAACTTCCAATCTTCTACTCATTTTATTGGTTATAGGGGAGATATGCTTTATTCTTCTCTTACTAATTTACATACAGTAGAAACATTATATGCAGATTATGGTATTTATGCACAAGGACATTCTTATCTTACTACTATGGGATTATCCCATACTATAGGAACAGCTTCAGCATTTAGTTATTATAATTCTGTTTTCTTATGGACAGGTGGTTCAACTGCTACTATAACTTTAGATGACAGCAGAGGTTCTTTAGGACAGATCATTACCTTTGTAGATTGTAATGACAATAATGATAACTTAAATATAGCTAATGTTAAACAATTTTCTAAAGGTAGTAGTGCAACTACAGTTAGTTCAATTGTGGAAATGACTACTGGAGGATCTTCAGTGTCAGTAATTAAATTATCTCAAGGATGGTTCTTCTTATCTAGAACTGGAAATACTAAGTGGCATTAAAATATTAAAACTATGAAACTAAATATAAAAGAAAGATTAATGATGTTAGAGTTGCTCCCTGAAAAGGGGGCTCTCTTAACTATGACTAATAAGAGAAATATTATTAAGAAAATTGATTTTACTTCAAAAGAAATTGAAGCTTTTGAAATTAAACAAGATGAGAAAGGTATTCATTGGAAAAATGAAGCTAAACCTAAAGAAGTAGAATTCAATTCAGAAGAGATTAAACTCTTAAAAGAAGCAGTAGATAAATTGGACTCTGAAGGTGCAATTACTGATACTTTATTTGATCTTTGTATAAAAATTAAAGAAGCTTAATATGGCAGATAAGGACATTGATATCTTTGATCCTGCAGTTATTGCAGAGCTAAGAATGAGATTTCAGACATGTCCAATGAGGATTACATCTGAAGATTATAAATATCTTATAGATGTACTGTCATCAATGATTGATACAATAGAAATAGCTGCAGAGGAGATTATCAATAATAAGAATGTTTATTTTGGTATATCTGCCTCTCAGAATATTTCTGACATTCATGTACTAGATAAACTCTTAGTTAAGACTCTTCCAAGTACATTTGAAGAAGATATTGATGGTACAGTACCTAATCCTCTCTATGGATATATCTATTTAGTAATACCTTCTACTTTTACATTTGCAATTACAGATAATGGAATTGATTGTAAGAGTGATTTTACACTAATAAGATCAGAGTTAACTCCTGATAAGACTACTCAATTGGATGTTTATAGAACATCTGAAATTAAATATTTGGATACTCCAAATCATTTTCAAATTATAATAAGTTAAAAAATGAGTAATATATTAACTGGTTTTAACATGCAAGGGAATGATCCTATAGATAATAGGATTGTTTCCCCAAGCAAATTTGAAACTTTAGAAGAATATCTCCAGAGAGTTCCTATTCAAAAGAGATATTATGGTCTAAGTTTCTATGCTTTAGATGAAAACAATGAATTAAGACACTATACTTTTCAAACCAGTTTAATAGAACCTACTATTGATGATGATGAAGAAGAGATTGAAAGACTTGATAAAGAATTACAAGAGCATGTTAATAATAAAGAAATTCATAAAACAAGTGAAGAAATCAGATCTGAGATAGTAGATGCAGATATTCCTGATACAATAGCTAGAGTTCAATGGACTTTAGACAAGATTGAAGAAGCTGTAAATACAGTAATGGGAGATATTGTTGATGGAGCATCTGATGAATACAATACTTTAAAGAAGATACAAGATAAAATTGTAGAGCTAAGAACTGAAATGGAATCTCAATTATATGGAGATGATGGAGGTGAAGTTCTTAAGACACTAGAACAAGCTCTTAAATTTTTGAATCAGTATAAAGATTTTATAGTTGATATCCCTGACAACTATGTAAATAAACAAGACATAGTAGACAATCTTAACACTGATGATCCAACTAAAGTATTGTCTGCTAGACAGGGAAAAGTATTAAGTGAAACACTCACTAACTATTTTGATTCAGCAATGGCTTCTATTAGAGCAGAGACTAATAGAGCAACTGGTGCTGAAAACAGAATAGAAGCTAAGTTAGACAGTGAAATAGATAGGTCAACTGCAGAAGATAT